TTCCGTCTCCGACCGTAAACAGATCGTACAGCAACAACGCGGCTAACGGCGCAGTATTAAGCCAATCGCGGGCATTCGCAGATAGCTATCAGCAGGTTGAAAGCGGATCGTTTACGCAGTCCCCCGCCTTGTTAAAAATGTTTGGCAGGGTTTACCCGCTGGCAGATATGAGCGAACCAAATAGAAGACTAATAAGTAACGCCCCTTATTACGGGGCTGCATGTTGTATGGCTACCATGATAGTTCCCTTGCCGGATGAGATTGTCTAATACAACCAGCACACACAAGTAAGGCCCCCACCGTATGACATGGTGGGGGCCTTACTTTATTAAAAGAACGTGTTGCTAAGCAAGGGTATTCTAGGGAAGGCCCCTGTCTTGTGATACTGGGTAACATACCAAGAGTTATCAGGGCATGGGTACCTAACATACGACACGCGCCAGGAAGACTCATCTATAGTAGGACTAAACCTATCCCCGTCTACAACAGTATTAACAGTTGTAACCACTAAAGTGTCTGCCAGATCTATAGTGTGAGAATACACCTGCTCACCACCAGCAAACCAGACCTGCTCAAAACCCATGTCTTTAGACTTAGTAAGAGCTTCCTTAATAGTACAAGCACTATCGACACCAGGAATACACCTACTAGTCAAAACAATAGTATGACGATCAGGCAATGGCCTGCCAATAGACTCAAAAGTATTACGGCCCATAACAACCACGTGACCAGAAGTAACACGCTTGAACAACATGCGGTCACCAGGTACATGCCAAGGAATACTACCATCAGCACCAATAACTTTATTAAGGCTTTCAGCCCATATAAGACCAATCTGCACTATACTATCCTTACAGCCGACAAGGGAGGAACCATGCACTACCTTATAGAAGTAAACGATGAAAACATACCAGCTACCCCATTAGCATACCAAGCATACACGGCAATAAAGTTTGAAAATTGGTACTACAGCAACCAAGAAAACACCTACAGCCTAACTAAAGACCCAACCGAGGAAGCAGATTACGCCGTAGGTACTTTACAATTCACGTCAAAGTTCATAGGCAAAGGCATAAGAGCAGGCTACATAGAAAAGAAACTAGAAAGACACGCGCCAGGTGGTGTCGTCTTTACAGGCACGTTTGAAAACATGAGAACCGTAGCAGACACCCTAAACAAAAATGTGTTCTGCAAACCACTAGAAAACATAGAAGCAAACAAGTTCTCGTTAGAACTAAAACCAAACGAAACAAAACTAATAAACACAGTAAGACCAGACATGCCCTGGCAAGGTACCATAAAAGACAACAGAAACGCAGTAGGAGAAGCAAGAATACTATTCATAAAACACCACACAGTATGGAATCTTTTCCTACCTGTCACTCACTGGGGCAACCCAGACCTACTAGCCTGCTACAAGTTTGCACAGCAAATACAACTAGAGACAACAGTAGACATACAAGCAGGCGCGGTAGACATATTATGGATGGAAGACCACACGCCTAGACTAATGGAAATATCAAACTTCATAAGTCTAGACATTAAAGGAGCAGACATAAACCCTAGTAAACTACTCAAAATGATACGCTTAGGAATAAACTACGAAAGGAACCAAAAATGGTAGCAGTAGTACAGTTGTTTCTGGCCGCGTTCTTACCCCTACTTGTAGGCTTAGTGTCCAACATGAACACTAGCGCCAAGCGGAAGACACTACTATTAGCAATACTCACACTTATAAACACTATGGGTGGGGAAGCAGTGCAAGCATGGACTGCTGGTGAAGTCTACGACATTCAATCCGCACTAACGATGTACGTACCCCTCCTGGTGTCGTCTATCGCTATCCACTATGGGGTTTGGAAGCCTATAGGTACTACCGAATTTGTCTTACAGGCAGGTGTTAAAAATGAGGTTTAATACTTACCAGGAACACGCAAAAACCTTTGCTGTTGTCACAGCAGAAGACTACGACTACCTGCTACCAGGCTTAGCTGGGGAGGTAGGAGAGTTCAGCCAGCTTATAGCTAAAGCAGTACGAGATGGCAACCCTCCCAGCAAAGAAAACCTGGTCAAAGAACTAGGGGACATACTTTGGTTTGTGTCGTTGCTGGCCACACGTATTGGCGTGCCGTTGTCTGAAGTTGCTCAAGGCAATATTGAGAAACTCAGTAGCAGGCTACACCGTGGAACTATACAGGGATCAGGTGACAACAGATGACCACACTCTTCTTCTTCTTCTTAGCATTAAGCTGGTTAACAAACATTGGCTTGATAATACTTTTACTCAAGTCATATAAGGATCGTGATAACTTTGCAGAACAAATCTATCGAGATATTACCGAGTTCCAGGTCGAGGAAATTTAAGAGTGTAGAAGAACTACAGCTTGAATCTTTTGACGACTTTGTTGAGGCAGAAGTAGACAAGGCAGAGATCGAGAAAGAGATCATTGCCGCACGGCTTAAAGGTGCGCCTGTACTTACTCTAGCTAGACAATACGAGGTAGAGCCTTTAGAAATCTTTGAGCTTGAAGAAGCCTACTGGTCTAAGGTTGATAAGCCCTCACCGCACGCAATGTTCCTCAAACAATTAACACGTCTTGAGGAAATGATTGACGCATTATGGGATAGTGCAAAGCTGACCGGCAACCCTAAAGTTGTTGAACAGGTTATTAGCGCTATCAATTCTATTAGCGACATAGCAGGGTTAAAGAAGACACGTATTGAAGCAGAGATACGTGTAATAGAGGAACGAGAAGTAGTGCTTGTACAGTCTTTTGTTGAGGCCGTCCTAGCTAACTTCTTAGAACTTTTAGCTAAAGAAGTGCCAGAGGTCAGACCTGTCGTTGAGAAGAACTATCTTGACTGGCTTGTGCAGGCTACTAAAGATCCGACGCAAGTTATATCAAGTGAGACCGCGAAAATAGAGATGTAGTATGGACTTCTTAAAAGTACATGAAGCCTTTATCGAGGCCAGGCGACAAGAGTCTTACAAGACTGATCCTGTCGCCTGGGTTAATGACGTGCTTGGTGAGCATGTTTGGAGCAAGCAGAGGCAGATACTTGAGTCTGTTGCTGTCAACAAGAGAACACTGGTTGCTTCTTGTCACGCCAGCGGTAAGAGTTTTATTGCTTCGAGGGCTATGGCATGGTGGGCTACAGTAAACCCTTTAGGTAACACTACGGTTATTAGTACTGCACCTACGTGGAACCAGGTAGCGAATATTATGTGGAAGGAGCTAGAACGTGCCCATACTAAGGCTAATCTTCGTGGCAGGATTACTGCTTTGGCTGAGTGGAAAGTTGACCCCCTAAAGACACCTATAGCTTACGGCCGTAAACCTGCCGACACCAACATTAGTGGTTTCCAAGGTATTCACGACGACTATATTCTTGTGGTTGTTGATGAGGCCGGTGGTGTTGCAGAGTCTATTTTTACTTCTGTTGAATCTATTACTACTAACGAACATAGCCGTATCTTAGCTATCGCAAACCCTGATGACCCTAGTTCTCACATGGCCAAGATATGGCGGGAGCAGTCTAAGTTAAACCCTGAAGACCGTATCTGGAATTTGATTAAGATTAGTGCTTTCGACACACCAAACTTTACAGGTGAGGAAGTACCTAAGAAACTTCAGAGCGCTCTCTTGCAGAAGAGCTGGGTGGAGGATCAACGCATATCCTGGGGAGAGTCAGACCCTCGCTGGGTGTCGAAAATTTTAGCTGAGTTTCCTGATGTATCTGATGATGGCCTGTTTAATATTGGCCGTGTGCTTCAGTCTATGAATGACTATGATGGTTTTGAGTACAACGATAATGCCCCTATTATTCTTGGTGTAGACGTTGCACGTTATGGTGCAGACTTTTCTGTTATCACTTCATGTCAGGATGGGAAGGTTAAGATTCTGGCTAAGCTGAAGGATTGTAATGGCCCTGAACTGGCCAGGGAAATAGCTACGCACGTAGAAAACCTGGCGTGTAACGAGGTACGTATTGACGCTGTTGGTGTTGGTGCGGCTGTCGTTGACGTACTGCCAGGTCTGGTTCCTTCTCATACTAACATTGTGAGCATTGTTGGTAACGCAGGTAGTCCGGACAAGACCAAGTGGTACAACTTTAAGGCCGCCGCCTATGATAAGTTTTCTGACGCGGTGTCCCACGGCAAGATTAGTCTTCCATACAATGACGACTTGTTTAATGAGATAACCACTATTAAGTATGAGTACCGTGGTAGTGCTTTGCTCATTGAGTCTAAAGAAAAGTTGCGTGCTAGAGGTGTTAAGTCACCAGATGTTTTAGACGCTGTTATTAACGCTTGTGTTAATCTTAATGAGATGGTTGAGGAAGATATTTTTATTGACGCTGAAGATATTTTATATGACGATTATGAGAATATGGATTATCTTGGCTACGAACTGTGGAGCTTTGTACCTGCTTAGAAGGATAGGTAACTTTGATGAGAAAGAGTGAATCGCTGATTAGAGAAGCCTTGGTGTCTCATCAGGGCCGTGTTGGTTACGCCCTGGCTTCCATGAATAGGGAAGATGTAGGCTGGACTCTTCTTTCTGGTGGGGATATGGCCGACACTGAGCCAGGTCTTGAAGTTGTTAAAGAGCACGCCCGCCGTGCCAGGCAGTTGCATGACTACAATACTATTGTTAAACGTGGTGCTGTCGTCCGCAATGCTTATATGTGGAGCAGTATGCCTGAGATCATAGGGGCTGAACCTTTGCCGATCATTAACACCGTTGATCTGGCTACTGCTGAGATATCTTTACTTACTGATGGTAACGCCTTTTTTGTTGTTGATCTTGTAACTAAGTCTGTTACTCAAGTTCCTTTGTCTAGGGTTAAGGCTGTTACCCGGCCTGAAGATTGCCTTGTTCCAAACCAGTCTACGATGATTAGGTACACATCTTGTAATGGTAAAGACTTTTGGTTGCCTATATTTGGTGTTGATGTCAAGACCTTGCCGGATATGTTTAATGATAAGCCTGTTGATAAGTCTAAGGTTGTTGTTTGGTCTAAGGCTAATAATCAGGTTGGTTATGTGTGGGGCACACCAGATCTTATGGGTGCGGTGTACTGGGCACAAGCATATAAAGAATACTTGGAAGCTAATCATACTTTGACTAAGGCTTTAGCCAGAGTAGCTTTTAAGGTTTCTAACATTAACGCCAGGACTCAACGTGCTGTCACTTCACAGTTGGCTGGTGACGCTGGCCGCCTGGGTGCTGTCGCTAATATGGGCATGGGGCAGGACTTGCTTGCTGTTAACAAGTCTGGTGCAGGTATTAATTTTTCTGAGGGTTCACCTCTCGCGGCTATGGTTTCTGCGGCGCTTGATGTTCCCTTGTCTATTCTTCTTACCGATGGTTCTGCTGGTGGTAGGCAGGGTGCTGAGACTGCGCTTGAAGACCCTACTTTTAAGGCTTTAGACCTTCGTATTAAAACTCATGCGTCTTATCTGGAAAACATTTATTCTGCTCTTGGTATGTCTGGTGTCAAAGTCAAGGCTCCTGTTATTACTAATGATGTTGTACATAGAAGAATGCAGTCTATAGCTCTTGGTTTGTCTACTGGCATGTTGCATGGTGAGGAAGGCAGGGCGTTAACTTTGAATCTTCTTAATCCTTATAATGCTAAGCCTGTTGATGATCTTCCCCCGGTGCCTGTAGATATTCCTGTTGGTGCTTTATCAGATGGCACTAACGATAATAGGATGAACTCAACCGATGCTTAATTGTGCTAACATTTCTATATTAGGAGGGTTGTGTTGTGGACAAAGTAAAGTTAAGTGAAAATTATTTCTCTTTGCTGGACGAGTATGATGGCAGTGGAAAGTACTATATCAGGGTAATAAAGTCTGGTGTCGGTTCTTCTGCTGAATATACACCTGAAGTTTTGCAGGCGGCTACGCCTTTGTTTAAGGCTGGAACTTTGATGTTCCTCAACCATGCAACTGACGAAAAGTTTATGGAACAACCCGAACGTACTGTCCAGGAACTTGCTGGCGTACTTACCAGTGACGCTGTATTTGTTGATGATGCTATCTATGCTGAGTGCAAGATTTATTCCTGGGTGAATGACATGTTGCGTGAATGCTATAAAGATATTGGCGTTTCGATTGTAGCTTTCGGTACTGTTGATGGTGCCGGAAAACTGACAAGTTTAGATGAGGTGCACTCTGTTGATCTTGTCACCATGCCTGGCGCTGGTGGGGCGCTTTTGGCCTTACTAGAATCTCGCAGGCCCACACTTGCAAATACCTTAGAGGATGAAAAAATGGATGCTGAAACGCAGAAGTTTTTAGAGGGGCTTGCAGAAGCTGTGAGCGCTATTGGTAAGAGGTTGGACTCTATTGAGGCCCCTAAAGTTGAGACCGGTATTGATCCGGTTGAATTGGCTGAGGCTTTCATTAAGTCAGAGCTTCCGACTGTCTGTGTCAAACACGTGATGTCGAACGTAGAATCTGGCATGTCTCTTGATGAAGCTATTACGGCTGAGAAAGAATACGTGTCTACGCTTAAAGAGACTGTAACGGCTAACCAGGTTGTAGTTGAGTCTGCGCCTGAACCGTACCAGCCTGTAGTTGGATTTGTGAAGGGGTAATACTGTGGCTAAGAATCAAGTTTTTGAGGTAACGGATATTCTTTCTATTCCTGTTACTCAGACCGGTGGTAACACGTTAAAGTCTGGTATGCCGTATCTGGTTAATCCTACTGTGCCTTTGGCCGGTGTTCTTGAGACTAATATTGGCGGGGCTGATAGTGCTGAGGTTGTCATTGTTCCTGAAGGGATTTCTGAAACTAATCCCATGCAGGCTACATACGACATTGTTAAGCGTATGACCAACCCTGGCTTTAATAAGCCTGGGTACGCTTCTGTGCGTGTACGAGGCGGCGCTTACCGTCTTGCTGTTGCCGGTGTGGTTGAAGGCACTAAGGTAGGTGACCCTATCTATATTGCTAATGATCATACTTTGACCGTTACTAAAGGTACTAACACTGTTATCTTTGGCTGGTTGTACAGCAAGGAAGATAAGAATGGTTACGTTGTCGTACTAGATGTGAGGAAGGCTTAATACCATGCCTAAGATTTTTGAATCGCAAAACCACTTTAACCAGGTGCTTGGTGGTGCTTTGACTGGTAGTTTGTCTGACCGGTTTAAGCTAAAAGAAGCTATCACTATGGCTGATATTACACCCTTCCTGACTAATGCTATGACTGCCGAGTTGCTGACGCAGTATGCTGAGGTTGAAACTATTTGGGGTAAGTTTGCTACTGAGCGTAAGCTCAACAACTTCCTCCCGCAACAGTTCTACGAACTGTTGCCTGACACCACTACTATGGTGTCTGATAACGGCGGTGAGGTTGTGCCTGATGGTGTCCTTCCCCGTATTCCCGAGTTGACTCCTTACCCTACTTTTAGTTGGAAGGGTAGCCAACGTTACATTACAACCCATAAGAACGGTGCTCGTATGCAGTTCTCGTGGGAAGCTATCTTCAATGATCAGTGGGATCTTATTTCAATGTTGCCCAATCAGGCGGCATTGCTCACTGCTAATACTGAAGATGCTCTTGTGCACCGCGCTATTGCACCGTCGCTTATGACCGGCGACAACCTTTTGAAGGCTCGTGCGGCTGACGAACTTGCTGGTGTTGTTAAGGCTAAGAACAAGCTGACTCGTGACGCTCTTATTGCGGCTATTGACCAGGTTAAGAAAACTAAGGTTAACGGTAAGTATGTAGTAGTGCCGTCTTTCGTGTTGCTTGTCCCTCCGGCCTTGGCTCAACTAGCCAGAATTATTGTTGAGACTCGTGAAATCCAACGTGAGATCGCTGGTGTTAAGTACATTAGTACTAACTCTATTGGCGCTAACGTCGAGGTTGTTGAGTCTCAATGGATTTCTGGTGTTACCGGCAATGAAACCGGTTGGTACTTGTTGCCTGCTGGTGGTCGCACTACTGCTCGTGAGACTGTTTGCCTTACTAAGGTTTCAGGCTTTGAGCAACCTGAGCTTCGGTTTAAGGATGCCGGTGGTAATTATCTTGGTGGCGGGCCTGTTCCGTTTACTGATGGTTCTTTCGATCTTGATAGTGTTGAGCTTCGTCTTCGGCTGATCCGTGGCGCAGGCACTATCAACTTTGATGGCATTGTTTACTCTGAAGGTACTGCTAGCTAGCCTAGCTTAATAACGCACTACCCGCTTACTCTGGCTGTGAAGTAAGCGGGTAGTGTATATTTAGGACTATGATAGAAGATCTTTACCCCCCTGATTATGGTTCTGATATTGGTAAGGTTCGCTTGCTAATACCAGATGTTGAACTGTTGGATAATCCCCAGGATTTTTCTGCTGACCCAGAGTACATGTTTAACGACACCCAGATAGGGGGTTTTCTGTCTATTAGTGGTGGTAGTGTTTTGCGTGCAGCGGCATATGCTGTTGATGCGATTGCTACCAACGAGGCTTTGACGTTACTTGTTATTAAAACTGACGACAAGGCTACTGATGGTGCTAAGCTGTCGTCTGCTTTGCGTGAAAAAGCTAAGGCTCTTCATGCTCAAGCTGATGCTGAAGATGAGGCAACAAGTTTTAGTTTAGATTACTTTAGTCCTTGGTCTATGGGGGTGTCATGGCTATAAGTAGGCAGGGTGCTGTCGTCCGTAAAGGCTTCCTGGCGGCTCCATATGGTTTTCTTAATGCCTACAGCTTTGGTTTGATTGAGTTGGTTTATCCTGTGGAGCCTAACAAGGTTAGTTGGGATGCTGACACCGGTGCTGTTACTGGCCTGCCTGTCGCCTGTTGGAAGGGCCGCGCTATTATTACCCCTAATAAGGATTGGCGTGCAAGAACTAAGAACAGTGCTTATGAGTTGACGGCAGAACATGCTTACCGTGTACAGATAGGGCACTTGAAGAAGAATCTTTTGGTGCCGCGTGCCCAGTGGGAGAGCGTTGACCCAGTTAGGATCGGTAACGGTGTCGTCGTTAAGGTGCTTGAGAACATTGCTGACCCGCGTCTTGTTGGTATCGAGTTAATTGTTCGTAACGCTACGAGTGGTACCGACTTTTGGCAGCCTACGTTGTTGTGTGATGTGAATACAGGTGAGTTTAATTGAGTGTAAAGATCAGCAACAATAGCAAAGAAGTTATTTTGGATATAGAAACTGCTGTCCAGGCTGAAGCAGTTAATAAAGTTAGAGAAATAGCTGAATATGGCAGAGATATTGTTGAATCTGTTGTCATCGAGTCTTCAGAGTGGTTAAAGTACCCTCATTCTGGTGGTCGTATCAAGTCTGGGGCTATGATCGGCTCTGTCGGTGTAGAGCATAGCGCCGGTTTTAATATTGTGGCTTCAGAATTTGGTTTTCTTGATGTTGGTAGGCCTAGGCACACTCTTTATCAGGAAGCTGGAACCACTAGTAAGGATGGTTCTGTTCGTATTACACCTATGAAAGCCTTAGACACCGCTATTTCCCGCATTTTAGCTAAGTATGGTGGTTAATTATGCTTTCTACTGCTTATGATTTCAATATTGCTCTACTAGAATTGTTGAAAACATTACCAAACGTTGATGTTTTTGATAAGGCGTCTTTTTCTAGTGAGTTAACAACAAAGAAACCTTATGTTGTTTGTACGAGTGGCGCTTTGATACCGACAAACATGCCTATCACTTCTTTCAGGCACGGCAGTGATAAGATGGTGTTTGATATAGAGTGCGTAGGATATTACCCTGAACAGGTAAACAAGTTAACTGCTATTATTAGGAATATGTTGTGGGGAACTGTTTTGACACCTTACTCTAGTGAGATTAGGGAGGTCTATTTCAGGTCTCGAAAAGACAACATAGACGCTAGCGTGCAACCGTCTAAGTTTATTAATCATATGACTTTCGTTTGCACATTGGACAAGGGGTTATGATGATTAAGAAATATAAGTGTACGCCTACTGGTATAGTTGCTTCTTTGCATGAGGACTATGTTGGTGTATTCAAAGAGGGGATCTTCGTCGAGGTTCCTGCCGACACGCCTGAAGACTGTGTTGGATGTACAATAGAGACAACTCAGTTTGAAGAGTTAGTTTTGGGCGATAAGAAGGGAAAAGATAATGCCTAAAATGTTGCAACCAAATACTACAATTTGGTGGGTTCCTGCGGCTGGGATTACTGACCCTGCCACTGATCTGTTTAAGACTACTGTTTATCAGGGCGGTTCTGCTACTGCTATAAACATTTCTTGCGCTATTGAGACCGGATTTAAGCTCAATGCTACGGATTCTGAGGTTTCTTCTGTAAAGTCTATCTGTGACTCTGCTGGTGTTGAGACCCCTACTAACGATAACTACGAGGCTGAGCTTACATTCTTCCGTGAGGCTATTGTTGGTGATGCTATTGGCAACTCTAGTGTTTACGACAAGGCGTTTGCTTTGTTCCGTAACAAGCTGGCTGAAGGTTACTTAGTCAAGCGTATTGGCTGGAAGAATACTGATGACGTTAAGGTTGGCCACATTCTTTCTGGCTACAAGGTTATCAGTGATAACCCGCGTGACGAGATTGGTGAGGGTGAGGATCCGATCCGCTTTGCTGTTAAGTTTAATAAGCAGGGTTGGATGGAAGTCAACCATACTGTAAGTGCCTAGTCTTTTTTTCAGCTATCATATAAGCACCGTGCAAATTGCACGGTGCTTATATTTTGAGGATAATCATGGCCACTGAAGTTGTTGATAAGGAAAAGGCAAAACTTACTTTCTCTTTAGAGAAGGTAATCGCTAAGGCGACAAACATTGAGGAAGATTTTTATCTCCTACTGGACAACAAGCTGATTAAAGAGTATGAGGCTATCAAGGCTGAGCACGCCGCTTCTGTCGGTAGTATTGCTGGTTTCGATCTTGAGGAT